TTTAAAAGCACTAAAAACAAGAGATGTATCTCCTGATCAGTTAAATCAAATAAAAACTAAATTCAATATATAATTATGGCAAACGATAAAATTTTTGCAGATGGCTTCATAGTGAAGCGTAAAGAAACAGCTCCTGAATTTGTAATTGCATCCGTTTCAGTAAAAGTGGATGACTTTGGAAAGTTCGTAAAAGAACACGAGGACAAAGGATGGATTAATATGGATATAAAGAAATCTCAATCTGGGAAATTATATGCAGAGCTGAACACTTGGAAACCTGATCAGAAGGTGGAAAAGGTGGCACAAGGGAAAGATGATTTGCCTTGGTAGTGTAGATGGGAGTAGTTTCGGCTGCTCCCTTTTTTTAACTCAATAATTTATGACAATGAAAGAAGTAATTGAAACGAATGAGAAATATCATTCAAGTGATGCGATCTCTGCATCAGGATTAAAATTTATTGCAAAGAAATCAGTGCATCATTTTTTAAACAAAAAATTTCAGGAATCTCCTGCAATGAAGTTTGGAACTGCTGTGCATACTGCAATGCTCGAATCCGATAAGTTCTATCAAGATTATTATGTGATGCCGAAGGTTGATGGCAGAACAAAAGAAGGAAAAGCTTTAAAAGCAATGCATGAGGAGAAGGCACAGGGAAAGATTGTGATTGATGAATTAGATCATCACAGGATAAAAGAGATGATCAAGAATCTTGAATCTCATGATCTTGCAAAACAATATTGCAATGGAGAAATCGAGGTTTCTCATTATGGGCAAATAAGTGGAGTTGATGTGAGGGTTCGACCTGATTGCAAAAATATGATTGCAGGATGGATATCGGATGTGAAAACTTGTCAAGATAACTCTCCAGATAGATTCAAATCAGATATTTACAAGTTTAAATATCATATTCAGGGAGCGTTTTATTGTGATGCACTAGGGATTGATCCTTCTGCATTCCGATTCGTTGCTGTTGAGGTCAATCATCCTTATTCAATCGAAGTTTATGGATTATCAGATGATATGATTGAGAGAGGTAGATTTGAATACAAAAAAGCATTGGAATCTTGGAAGCTTTACAAGGATACAGGAGTAATATTAGGTTATGAATCAGAAAATAGAAATGAAGATGGATCGATTATCATATGATACAAGATGGAAAACTTTAATGAAGGACATCAATAAACATTTTTCCTTAGATATTAGGAACAAAAATCGTGGGAGGCATTACGTGGAAGCTCGGTGGATTTATTATCATGTTTGCTTCAAGGTTTTAGATTATCCTGTGGTATCAATAAGCAAATCACTGAATAAAAATCATGCAACTATTTTGTATGGATTAAAGCAATTTGATACATTTATTGATATTGATCCTGTGTTTAAAAATAAATTTTTTAACTTTTTAAAAGGCAAACAGTATCATTTTATACAGGAAAATCAAACTAAGGAACAGCTTGAATATCAGTTGAATATGGCACTAGCAAGGGTTTTAAAATTGGAAACAAAATTAAATTCAATTTATAAATGAACCTTTTATTCAACAGAATAGCGTATTTTTTTATTAATTTAGTGCAAATATTTTTTCAATTGGCAGGAGGTTATCATAAATATCTGGGAAAAGAAGATCGGTTGCAGCATCAAGTAATGCAATACATTGCAGCTCAATATCCATTTGCATTGGCTACTCATGTAGCAAATGAAGGAAAGAGATCTCCCTTTGAAAGATTCAAGTTTAAATATCTTGGAGCAAAGGCAGGGATACCAGATATTTTGATCTTTGATCCGAATGAGAAATATAATGGATTAGCAATTGAATTGAAAGCAGGTAAAAACAAGCCAACTCCTGCACAAAAGGAATGGCTTGAGGAGCTTGAAGTAAGGGGATGGGCCGCAATGTGGCTTAATGATTTTGATGATGTTGTGAGCGTTTTAAATAAATACTTTAAAGATGAATTATAGAGGGGTGTATTTCGATGAATATAATCAGAAAGTGAGATGGACAGCCAATAGCACTTCAGATATTGCATACAGTTATCAATATGTTGGATCAATGACTAAAGTAGAGTTTGATCTTTTCATTGAGGTGCTTTGGGAATTATATCAAGATGGAGCAATTTCTTTGAATGAATTTCGAGAAATTTTCGGAGATTTGAGGGATTTTTGCGACAGGATAAAAAGCTTAGTAAAATGATGTTTGATAGCAATTTCATATGTATAGATGATGATTTTGCATACAGCAGATGTAAGGATCAATGTGATCATTGCAAAGAGTACGAAAGAAACAGAGAACAGAGAAACGATGGAAGTAAACAAAATAATCAAGCCAGAATGGTTTGAAAAATATGCAGTAATCCCTTTTGAGATCTTCAGGAAAAAGGGAGTTTCAATGGCAGCAACAGGATTGTATTCGTGGCTTTTTTCACATGAAAAGAATCAGGATATTACAATGCAATTCATTGCAGGTCATTTCAAGGATGGAAAGGATGCCGTCAATTCAAAAATCAAAGAGTTGGAATCACTTGGGTTTCTTGAAAGAGAAGAGGTTCGGATTGGTGGCAGGTTTGCAGGATACAATTTTCATCTTGATTTGCCTAACCATAGCGGAAAAACCGCAGCGGAAAAAACCATTGCGGTAAATCCGCCACAAAGTAATATACATTATAATATACAAGACAATGTACAATATAATATACAAGAAAGTAATATACCTCAAAATGTTTTAGATGCCTTTCCACACTTTAAAAACCTATTTGAAGATCGGCATCATCCAAAAACAGAAAATCAAGAAAAGAAGTGGATTGAATGCCTTGATAAAATTCAAAGGATTGATGGATATGATTTGAGAGAGGTATATCAAGTGGCACAGGATCTAAGAAAAGATGATTTCTGGAAAGTTAATTTCCTATCCCTTTTGAAGCTTCGTAATCGTGATAAGAATGGAATCCTTTATGTTGATCGATTTATGGCAATGAAGCAAAGTAAAAAGCCAAAAGCATATAAGATGATCAGCAACCTGATTAAATTCTATTTATACAAAGATCCTTCAGGAAAAGAATTAATCGGTGCAAAAACTTTAAAATCAGAGCTTGATGGATTGGCTTTGAAAAATAAACTTGGAGCTAATGAATATCAGAATCTCCATAAATACTTGAGCAATGTTGGAAATTAATCAAACATATTGGCTTGATCTTCATGAATGTGAACTTGTGAGATTTGTTGCCAATCAAAGACAGTCAAATAAAGAAGCCACAGGATTGGATGGAAAAGGCACAGTGAATGAAAGAAGCAGTGTTGATCTTAATTCTGCAGGATTTGGAGCTGAATATCTATTCTGCAAACAAATGAATCTGATGCCTGATTTTTCAGTAGGCAATACATCAAAGATCAAAGGAACTGATCTTTATGATGCACAATGGAATGGGATGTCAGTTGATGTAAAAGTCAGTAGAAAGCACAACAATCCAATGATGATTCCAACCTATTCAAAATCTGATGTTAAAATTTTTGCTTTCTTTGTGGGCGATTTGCCCAGATATACTTTCAAAGGGTTCGCCACAAATGCAATGGTGTTTGATGATAGAAATATCAGAATGACAAGAGTAGAATCTTATGTTTTAAAACCAACAAAAATGCTCTCACTTGAAGAGCTTAATTTTTTAATCAATGACTTATGAAAAACAAAATCTTAGAATTAATAAATTTTAATGCAGTGAAATACTTTTTAATTTTTTCAGGCATTTTATTTTTTTGGAGCTTTATAATTATTATTGTTGCAAACTTATTATTACCAATATCAGAATAAAAACAATCAGAAACAATGAGAGAAAAACTTGAAGAGCTTGGGATCTTACTGAAAAGATCATCAGGATATGTAAAAACAAAATGTCCGAAATGCTCACACAACAGAAAAAACAAATCAGATAATTGCCTTTCCGTTGATATCGATAAGGGAGTTTACAATTGCCATCACTGTGGATGGAGTGGGAATGTGAAATTTGAAAAGAAAAAAGAATATATCAAACCTCCAAAGATAGCAGCAGAGGTAAATGATCGAGTGATTGAATGGTTTTCATCCAGAGGGATATCAGAGCCAACTGTTTCATATTGGAAGATCGGAGAATCATTAGAATATATGCCACAGGTTCAAAAGAAAAGAAGATGCATAAATTTCAATTACTTCAAAGACAATGATCTGATCAATGTAAAATACAGAGATGCAGAAAAGAATTTCAAGCTTGTTTCAGGAGCAGAGCTGATTTTCTATGGCATCGATAATCTGAAGGATACAAAGAAATGTTATATCGTGGAGGGAGAAATGGATGCTCTTTCACTGCATGAAGCAGGATTGTACTCTGTTTGTTCTGTTCCCAATGGTGCATCCAAAGGATCACAAAAACTTGAATATCTTGATAATTGCCATTCCTACTTTAAAGATAAGGAGGAGATCATTCTTTGCACTGATAATGATGACGCAGGATTGCAGCTCCGAAATGAACTTGCAAGAAGATTAGGATCGTATCGTTGCAAATACGTTGATTTTAGCGACTTTAAAGATGCTAATGAGGTTCTTATCCATAAGGGAGCTGAAACGCTGCGAAACATCATTAAAAATGCGAAAAACTTCCCATTGGAGGGTGTTCTTGATCTTGATAATATTTGGAGCAATGTTTTATCATACAATGAGAATGGAGTAAAAAACTATTCTTTAGGATTAGGAGAATCTGATAATTACCTCAACATTCAGATGGGAGAATGGAGCATCGTAAGTGGCATCCCTAATTCAGGAAAATCAGATATAGTGGATCAGATTCTTTGCAATTTAGCCACAAAGGATGATTTCAGATGTGCAATGTTCTCTCCAGAATCATTCCCTTATGAAGGGCACATCAAAAGGATTGCAAATAAATTGAATCATAAAAATTGCACTTCAGAAGATCTCAACAATACAAAGGATTTCATTGAGGAGCATTTTTTCTGGATAAAGATTGATCTTGAGAATCTAACATTGAAGGGTATTCTGGATGCATTCAGAGATCTTGTTTTTCAAAAGGGGATCAATGTATGCGTGATAGATCCTTGGAATATGCTTGATCATTCAGCTCAAAGGGATTTCAGCTATGTTGGAAGGATACTCTCCGAGATAACTCAATTTTGCCAACAAACAAAAACGCATCTTTTCCTTGTGGCCCATCCGAGAAAGATTGAATCAGTGGAGGGAGTTTATAAGAAGCCAACTCTTTATGATATATCAGGATCAGCAGATTTTTTCAATAAGGCATACAATGGAATCATTGTGTACAGATGCATCGGTCAAAAGACAAGCTACAAATCCGATGCAGTGAGAATCTATATTGAAAAGGTGAAAAGAAAAGAGAATGGGCAGCTCGGAGATTTTGAAGTTGCTCCTGATTTTCTCAATGGTGGGGTTTACAAACCAGTGGATGCAGAGAATAAAAAGTTTGAAGTAATAAAAGATACAAACATTCCATTTTGAAAACAGTAAACAGTTTATCAGGAGGTAAAACCTCAAGTTATATTGCAGCAAATTATCCTGCAGATTTTAATGTTTTTTCATTGGTAAGAACAGATGATCAGAATTGTTTGTTTCCAGATAAAAAAATCAGGCAAATTGTTTCTGATAAGATTGGAAAGGAATTTGTTGGCACTTTGGAGGAGGATGCAATAATTTATACAATGTTGGATCTTGAGCAATTTATTGGTAAAAAAATAAATTGGGTTTCAGGAATTACTTTTGATGAAGTTGTCGAAAAAAAAGGGGGATGGCTTCCAAATAAGCTTCACAGATATTGTACAACAAATCTTAAATTGATTCCGATTTTTGAATGGTGGTATAACAATATCAATGATCCTGTTGAAATGAGAATAGGATACAGAGCAAATGAAATCAAAAGGGCAATCAGGATGAATGAAAAAAGAAATCAAAATGGATTGCTTGAGATTAAAGCAACTGTTTCAAAGCATCCAAGTGGGAGAAACAAATGGGAAATATTTGAATGGCAAAATCCAACTTTCCCTTTGATTGATGATAATATAAGAAAAGATAAAATTGAAGAGTTCTGGAAAGACAAGGCAGTCAGATTTGCTTGGATGAATAATTGTGTTGGATGTTTTCACAGAAATGAAATACTTTTGAACAGGATGTTTCAAAAGAATCCAAACAAAATGCAATGGTTTGCCGATCAGGAAATCGGAAGGAATGGGAAAGGAACTTGGAAAACGGGAATCACTTATGAAAAAATAAAGGATCATAAAATGCAAATTGAATTATTTGATGATGATTTCAATGATTGTGATTCAGGATATTGTGGGATATGAAAACAAAATTCACTCCTTCCAAAGAGATGCAAGATGCAATGAGTTGGTGCTTAAAAAATGGCATCAAACAATATCTTGTGCCTAATTTAAGAGAGTTCTGGATTGTTGTTGATCAACAGGGAAAGAAAACAAAATCATCAAAGAAATATGAAAAGCAAAGTGAAGCAGAACAGAAGATTTGGGAAATTTATTTGTACTTTTATCAAAAATTAAACAAATGATCAGCATTACATTTTTTCCGATTTATGGCATTACAGTGGGATTGAACTATTGTGATTCAAAGCTTCAAGAGATTGAAACTCCTGAAGGTGTTGAGGAGCGTGTTATCCAGATAATGCTTTTCGTTTTTGGCATTAATATAGTATGGCAAACAAATGGTTAAAAAAGTAAATGTTTCCGAAGTAAAGGAGAATCCAGAGAATCCGAGATACATCAGGGATTCAAAATTCAAAAAGCTTGTTAAATCAATCAAAGAATTTCCAGAAATGCTCGAAAAGCGACCTATTGTCGTAGATGA